GTAGGTTTATCTCTCTTTGGCCATTTATATTTCCAGAGGTCATTTGCGACATTATTGTTCTCTTTTCTTAATAAGATTATAATAATACATCGACTCAGTTGCTAGTCCAAGTATTTTATTTCTAGTAGATTCAATTTCTTTAACCTCTTCACTAACAGAAGATAATATCGGATAAGCTTGATCAACTATTTCCCTTATTTCCTGCATAGTTATTGTAGATAGCCTATTTTCAGGTATATCTAAGGAGTAAAAAATAGATAATAGTTTTGACTCTATATATTCTTTATATTTATATTTATCGTATTTCATAGTTTCCTTACTTTTAGTTATCTAATAATTTATCTAATAGTGGGGTTTGCTTTACAAAATTCTCTACACCTGGACAAAAATAATTAGAACCTGGTGTTTCGTCTGTTCCAAAAATGTCTTGAAAAGCTTCTTTTATTGACGAATACTGTCCATCTATATAATTAGTCCACTTTTCAGATCTATCACTTAAAGCTCCAGTATCCTCTAAATGCCTTAAGTGGTCCATGTAGGCGTCTTTTAATTGCCTATCTGTTCTTTCCTGATGGATATGCTCTGGTTTAATTTCTATCTTTGCCATAATTATCCCTTTATTTTCTTAAGATCCTCTATGGCATTATATAAAACCACGTAACTTGAGTAGTTTTCAGAAGATTCTTCTGGTAAATTTATATTTGAATCAAAATCTATAGAGTCTGGATCTATAGCTAATCTTAAGGAAAGTTGATATATAAAAATTTCTTTTGCTTTTAAAGCATTTTGTTTAGCTTTTTCTTTTTGTGAATCTGTCAAATTAAACATCTTGATACCCTAATTCCTTTAATTTTGAATCAACTAGTTTTATAGTACTTACTAAATCATTCATTGTTTTGTGCATTAAGCTTATGTGTAGTTCTGGTTTTATTTCCGGAATAAAAGAATAGACCGTAAAACTATCGACTGGAAAAATATCTTTATTATTATCCGCTAATAATAGTGCTCTTTCAAGAGCAGTAAATCTTTCGTCAGTTAATATATCTAGTTTTTCTTTTCTTGAAATTAGATCAAAATTAGACATTATAACTCCCTATTACAAAGCGCTTTCGTTTATCTATAGTAATGCTTTAATCTATATTTATAACTCTGGCTCATTTAGTTTAAGTAGTCCAGAACTTGCTGGCCCTATTCTCTCGCCTTTTTCGTTTAATCCTGTTTTTATGCCCTTCATCCAAGTCCATGGTTCTTCTTGATTTTTCTTCATCTTAGCCTCACCATAAGACATTCTTTGGTCCATTAAATCAGGCTTATCCCATAAGTTTTCTACTTTAAATTTAACAGATTCCAACAAATCGTTCTTAACTATAGTGAAGTGCATAAAAGGCATTCCTTTTGGAAATATAACTGGCTCATTTATTTTTGTTATTTTCCAGTTCATATTAAATTCATCTGGCCACCAAAAACTTGGTATTGTTGCCGATAACGGAACAGCCCCGTCGACAAAATAGTTTGGAGAACCTGATATATAAGTACTGTATCCTTCCTCTGTTCCAAAAGCCCATCCAGTAGCAAACGACATTATTCCAATAATACTTGGAATAACAACTGATCTTGAATTAAGAAATTCGCCCTCTAATACTTTTGGAGGATTATTTGACCCATCCCACTCTACTACTACATCTTGTTGAAGAACTAGTTCCCATCCACTAACGTTTGCTACAGTCATTGGTAGACACTGGTAAGCATGCTTGTTATAGGTGTCATCCATCCAGTCTCTTTTTAGACGAGACTGTTTTATCTCTGGAGGATTTTGGTGAGTTCTAGTTAAAGTAATTATTGTCATACTTCTGTCATTGGAGATAGAATGTCATTACTTAAGGTTTTATTTGGAGCGTCATACTTTGGAACATTAGTGCCATATTTTATGTCTTGATGATTTTTATCATTATAATCGTACATTGTTACCGCAGAGTACTTAACCCCATTTGTTATTTTGAGTGAAGCGTGAGCATATATAAATGTTGAAGGGAAGAATACTACGTCACCCTTCTTTGGTTTAAATGTAATATCTAAATATGGAAACCAAAGCTCTCCACCTTCGTATTCATCATTTAAATAAGCCACTGAAGAAACTGTACAGGTATATGAAAACCCATGATCTGCGTGAACCGCAAAGTGTTGATCTTTTCCATATCTAACAAAATTTATAGCTTCTTGATATTCCATTTTAAAGTTGTATCGTGACTCATAGTGTTCTAAGCACTTACTTAGAATCGAATTTGTATCATTGTATATGTTTTCTATTTCTTTAAATTGTTCAGTTAAATGAGGCCAATGAATTGGGCTTACCTTTAAATCTACACAATCTCTGTATTCAGGCATTTTTGTATTATACCCTACCATTGCATCTGACCATTTAAAAAACTCATGGCTACTATTACCAATAGTTTCTTCTAGTCTTTTTGGTATTTCCAAAGAATCAGGTATTGCATTTCTGTAAAGGTGCATTCCAAATTTTGGATCCCCTATATAATAATATTCCATTTTTCTCCTGTGCATCTGTACGCTTGTCTGGGTGATATACTACTATACCACATGTTGAAGAAAAATCGAAACGGAGAAGTAAAGTGATAGAAGAAAAATCTATTATTCTTCCTGGACACTTTGGTGACTCTAAGGAAAATATAAAAATTATAGATAATTTTATTGAATTAGAAGACTTAAAAATTATACAAAAATTTTTACCAACAATAAATGAATGGATGGATGCCGGACAAAATCAGTATGCAGAAGATGGAACGTGCACCTATGACGCATCATACTGGCAGAATAGGCAGTGTAGCTGGGACATTTTACAAAGAATCAACATAGACATTTATAATCTTGTTGACAAATATATTCATAAGATGAAATCTTTTTTAGAAGATTCTTTTAAAGTAAAACTTAATACTAGACCACCAGTCATCATCAGATGGTTTCCTGGACTCGAGCAGCAGCCTCATGCCGACAAGCAGCTAAATGATGGATCTCCAAATCCATTTCCTACTTACGATATAAATTCATTATTTTATTACAATGACGAATTTACAGGAGGAGAACTTTATTATCCGCAACATGAATTAGTAGTCAGTCCAAAACCAGGTTTAGCTGTTGCTCATCCAGGCGATATTAATTATCTACATGGAGTAAAAAAGGTTTTATCCGGAGAAAGATATACTACTCCTTCTTTCTATACTATAACTGAATTATTGTAAAATGTTTTTATATAAAAAATTTTGTTACCAACAAAGAATTAGATTATATAAATATTTACATAGAAAATAATCAAAATAATTTTGTTTATATAGATAAAATGTAGTTATATTTTCTTACTTAAATATTGGCGGGAAGAATGGCGGGAAGAATGGCGGAAACCAAGGTGGAAACCAAGGTGGGAAATATGGTGGAAAATATGGTGGGAAGAATGGTGGGAAAAATGGTGGGAAGAACGGTGGGAAGAACGGTGGGAAGAACGGTGGGAAGAATGGTGGAAAATATGGTGGGAAGTATGGCGGGAAATATGGCGGGAAGAATGGACTTTTTCTAGTATAATTAATAGCAGTATTGATTGGAGTAATTGCTCCACCAGATGGAGTTTGAGCAGTTACGTCATTTAATTCTCCAGATACGCTTGTGGCTACATCGGTAATGGTTCCAATAACAAAACCAGCTGTAGTTATAGCTGTATTAGCAGAGTCAGCTTTTCCGACCAGTTACGGTAGGAGCTGGTTTTTTTCTTGTACCTGATTCATCACCTGTTACATTACTCATATTATGCCGACAAATCTCCTAATGCAACCCAAGTATTAGCTGCTCTCTTTACAAGGTTAGCAGATGACCACTGTGCACGCAACTTAAGGCCAGGAGTTGCATTTATAGTTACTCCTGATGCTGGAGTTAAAGTTATCTGACCAGCTCCAGTTTGGAGAACCCTTACCTCTGTGCCAACAGGGAAGTTGACAGAGTTATCTGCTGGAACAGTTAAAGTTACAGCAGATGCATTATTAATTTCAATTAACTTACTTCTATCTGCTCTAACTAAAGTATATGAAGCTATCTGTTGGTTAAATTGAACGCTTTTTGAAATTACATCATAATTAGTTCCATCTTCGGTAAGTTCCCATAAATCGCTTGTTTCATTCCATCTTACCGCAACTGTACTTGCGTTTCCTCTAAGAACTTCTACTCCAGCGTTTTCGATAGGTGCGCCCGACGCAAATACAAAGTCGCTATTCAATGTTATTATATTGTCTGCAACATTTAGCGTTGCAGTATTAACTGTGGTTGTAGTTCCACTAACAGTTAAGTTACCAGAAATTACAACGCTATTTGAAACAGTTAGATTTCCAGTTACATTTGCATGACCTGTAACATTAAGATTTGAGCCCACATTTGCTGTCAAGCCAAGAACTAATGTATTGGCTGATATAGCGTTGGCTGTAACAGTTCCGGTGAATGAAGGATCAGCCGAAGGAGCTATATCCACAGTTTGATTAACCCACGTGCTTCCATTGTATCTTACTACTTGATTAAGAGTAGGAGCAGATATTGCTACATCCGATAGATCATCTAAAGATGCTGTAGTGTTTATCCACTGACCGGAGCTAAATCGTAAAAAGTCTCCAGATGTATTTGAGTTTGCTGTTACATCATTCAAGTCGTCTAAAGACAATACAGACCAATATGCAGCTGAACCATTACTTCTTAGTGTTTTTCCAATATTTCCAGTTTGATCTGGCAGTAGGTTATTTATTGCTTGCGTTGCTGAGGAAGCACCAGTCCCACCATATTGGATAGCAATAGCTGTAGCATTCCATACTCCGATAGTTAAGGTTCCAACCGAAGTTAGAGAAGAGCCAATTACGCCCAAAGGTAATGTAGAGCCAGTCAGGGTATTAGCATTGGCGGTAACCGTAGAAATATCACCAAGAGAAATTGTAGTCCCATTTATTGTGAATGACGAATTTACCAACTGTGCGTTATCTACCCCATTAGACTTTATCGTTACTTCACCATCTGTAACACTAAAGTCTGCTGTATTAAAAGAAGCTATGCCCTTGACTGTTGTACTTGCATCTCTTACGTTTGCTGTAACCGTTCCAGTTATTCTTCCGTACGAATCTACAGCATGGGACTGAACAAAAGATATTCCATTAGATCCAGAAGTATTTGTTTGTGTTACTGATGCGAGGTCAATATTTGCAGCGTTGACGACAACTCTATCAGAACTTGCAGTAACTATATTTATAGTATTGCCTGCTTTTGCCAATCCTGAACCAGCTGTTATATTAGATTGAATATCGGCATATGTTGATCCGTCATTAGTTAACTGCCATGTATCTGATGTTTCATTCCATCTAATGGAAACATCACTAGATGTTCCTCTCTCAATTGTTAGTGACGCATTTTCTGTAGGAGATGCAGATGTGCCAGAATTTAACTTAATAACATTATCTTCAACTAATAAAGTTGAAGTATTTACAGTGATAATATTACCTGTTACTGATAAGTTTCCACCAATAGAAAGATCGTTTGTTACAGATACATTATTTGCGCTTGCGTTTCCGCTAACAGCAAGAGAGCTAAGTGTGCCAACCGATGTAAGGCTAGAAACTAAAACATTAGAACTTAATGTTGATCCTACTAGGGTATTAGCGTTGGCCTGTGCTGTTGTAGTTCCAGTGACTGAAATGTTTCCAGTTATACTGATATCACCAGCAACAGCCACATTTCCGAGCAGTAGAAATAGATGCTACTACCGTATTAGAAGAATTTTTTAATTCTAAAAGATTTGCTGTTGCATTTGCTGCAGCTTTTATTACAGCAGATTCGTCATATACAACAAATTCTGGGGCTGATTCTACTCTTAAACGAGCCATTTTGCTCCTAGTCTACATATAAAATTAGGCGATTGTACCTAATCAATAGTAATTAGAATATGTCGAAAAGTTATTGTATAACAGAATTTAAGTACTCTGTCATATTTCCGATATATTTCATTCTACCAAAGTGATTTAAATTAATATTTGGATCTAACCATATTGATCCACCTATTTTTTGATAGTACCTACAAAATCCATAATCTTCAGACAAAAATCTACCATCTTCATCTATGTATGAATTAAAGAATGCATAAGTATAGTCTTTTTCTTCTCCGTTTATTGCTCCCGTATCGTCAATAAACTTTAACTTTTTATACTTTTTAATCATTTTATCAAAGACTTCTCTCTTAATTAACATGAATCCTGTTCCAGCTTCATATATTTCAAGAGCACCCTTATCTACCTGTATAGTCTGTTGTCCGGGCTTGGCAAGATGGACTACATTTCTAGTAGCTAGAGAAGGAAGATCTTTTGAATCTACGCCGGCTATAGAATGTGCTTTAACCTTTTCCCAATCTATTTCTTTTATTGGATATGATGCAGTGACTACGTCTTTATCTTGCCATAAGAGTTTTAAAATTGCTTCGTTATCAAATTGTATATCAGAGTCTATAAACATTATATGAGTACAATCTCTAGATGCCATGAACTTAGCTACAAGATTATTTCTTGCTCTATTAATAAGAGAATCCGATATTGTACATACGGTGAATGGCAGACCTATTTGCTTAAAATAAAGACATGTCTGAAGTAGTGAAACAAAGAATGGCTCAGTTATATGAGAGTCATAACATGGTACTGCTATAAATACATTCCACGATGCTATCTGTTCTTTAGATATATTAATTGTATTATTTTCTGACATTTAAATTTATCCTTTTAAAAACTTACCTACAATGATATCACATATTTAATATTAGAAAGTTCTTTTTCTATTATATTAATAAATAATTTAGGATCTGGAAAAACATTCTTAAATGCCGTCACGGAACATATTAAATCTTCTTTGTCTACTCTAAACATGGCATTTATCCCTAAAGTATACTTTGACTTAATTATTGGAGGAAATGTGTTAACTTGAATTACTCTATTTCCAGATAGGGTATAATCGTTATTTGATTTTAGTATTTTTTTAACAGATACACTAGCGCTATATTGGGTGGATTTGTCTTTTTTAATTGGAATTTTTTTTCTATTATTCCAACTTGTCTTGTACATTAAGTTAAAAGCTTTTAATATTCCATTCTTTTTTGGATAATTTTGAATTCCACTAGCGTAATAGGAAAATGGTGATGTTTTTTTAATTCCTATAGCGTTCTTTATGCTATTGCTTATTTTTTCTAATCTTACCAAATCGTCTTTTTCGTTCAAATGAATATTTACAAATGCTCCCATAACATTATTTCCATACATTCTTTTGTTTTTAGATTCTGTAGACATTGGTATTATAATATTTACAGTTCTGTCTATATTGATATCATTTAGATTGGCCCAAGTTGAATAGCTCTTAGAGAATAAGTATATACATACATCCAGTAATGAATATTTTGAATTATTTATTATATTATAAATATTTTTATACGGAATTATTTTACTATCATATATTTTTTGGTCTTTTTGTTCATCTAAATTTTTTATTCTAAAAACAATCTCAGATAAATCATTGTTTTTAACTTTATTAGATTTTATTAAAAAACCTTTACAGAAAAAATAAATCATTAATAAGTATCTTTTTATAATCGATAATGAGCAGTTAAATGCGTTTATTTTATGTTTTTTTACTTTTTTTGTAAATGGAATAAACTCATCAAAAATAATATTCATCATCTTTGCATTTAGTTCACCCTCTATTGCTGAGTGGTGAAACCTTCTTATTATTGCAGTATTGCCATTTTTGTCGTAATTATTAATGATATGAACTTCCCATAGTGGTTTAGTCATATCAATTTCTTTATTATAAATGCTTTGTACGAAATCTTCTAAAGAATTAATTTTATTTGAATCATATGTAAATACATGATTATTTATATTAAAGTTTTTATCGAATATAAAATAAGGATTTTCGTTTTTAAAAAATCCATCAACAATTTTACAAGAATGAGGTATTGAATATTCTATATTTTTTAATATATTATTTTTAATATATAAAGAAAGATCTTCTATCTTTTGATTTTCTATCAAACAAAATG